CCACTACGGCTATGGATATGTATCCATATAATATGTATTTTCAATTTACAGGTATTACAGGTTGGTTAATAGTGGGCTGGATATGGAAAGACTGGTCATTGATAGTTGTTAATATAGTAGGTTCATTAATACTACTTGCTGGAATTATACATTATCATTTTTATACAGATTGGATTTTAAAAGTTTATGAATATCATTTGGAGGCCTTATTATGAAAGCATTAGTTTATGGAAATGGTGAATCTAGACAAATTTGGGATGTAACTAAATCTTACAAAGGATTTACTACATGGGGTTGTAATGCAATATATAGAGATGCCGTTGTGGATAATCTTGTTGCAATAGATTATGGAGTACAACAAGAGATATATCAGTCTGGTTATGCAATAGAAAATAGATGTCATTTTGCTGATTGGTCAATTCTAGAAGACTTTGACCCAGAGTTTTTAAAAATGAATTACACACCAATGGACATACATGAAACAGAAAAAGGTGATATTGCATCTTGTGTAATTCAAGGTAAAGAAAGAGAAATTGCAGAAAAAAATTATGAAGAAATAACGAATCAGTTTCCTCATTTAGATAAAGAAGATTGTAAGAATAAATGTTATACAAATGTGGGTTTGTATATTACATGGTTAAAAGAAAATGATAGTGTTGAATACATTGAGTATCCTAGAGAATGGTGTGCAGGTGCAACTGCCATGTATTTAGCATGTCAAGAAGGTTCTGATGAAGTATACATGTTAGGATTTGACCTGAGTGAATATGATGAACCCATTAATAACATTTATAAAGGAACAAAGAATTACTTATCAGAAACATCAAAAGGATTTAATACTGATAATTGGACTACACAATTAATACAAGTATTTAAAGACTTCCCAGAAACACAATTTTATTGGGTAGTAAAAGAAGATGCCAGTCCTTTAGTTTGTAATAATGTTAAAAGTATTACCTATAAAGACCTTGACAAAAGATGTCAAATATAGTAAAGTAGCAAGAATAACTATTATAAATAGTTATGTATCGAAAGATACACATATAAACATACGATAATATAATAACATACGGAGAAAAAATTATGTCATTAGATAGTCTAAAAAGCAGTGGGTCACTTAATAAGTTGTTAGATGCAGCAAAAGGTGAATCTGCTCCCCAAGAGAAAAAATCATATGTAGATGAAAGGTTGTGGAAACCAGAACTAGATAAGTCTGGTAATGGATACGCAGTCATTCGTTTTCTACCTGCCGTTAGTGGCGAAGACCTACCATGGGCAAAAGTATGGAATCATGCTTTTCAAGGCCCTACTGGTCAATGGTACATTGAAAACTCTCTTACAACACTCAATCAGAAAGACCCTGTATCAGAACACAATACAGCATTGTGGAATACAGGTTTAGAATCTGACAAAGAGATTGCTCGTAAACAGAAAAGAAAATTACAATACTTCTCAAACATTTATGTAGTAAGTGATACGAAACACCCAGAGAACGAAGGTAAAGTATTCTTGTTCCGTTACGGAAAGAAAATCTTTGATAAGGTAACTGCAGCAATGTCACCAGAGTTTGAAGATGAAAAGGCAATCAACCCATTTGATTTTTGGGAAGGTGCAAACTTTAAACTTAAAATCAGAAAGGTAGATGGTTATTGGAACTATGATAAATCAGAGTTTGAAGACACATCAAAACTTTTTGAGGATGATTCAGAAGCAGATAAAGTTTGGCAAGCACAACACTCTCTTAAAGAGTTTACTGCGGCTTCAAACTTCAAATCTTATGATGAGTTAAAATCAAGACTAGATGCAGTCCTTTCTGGTACTGTAAAAGTTGGTAATGTTGCTGATGATTTAGATGATGCACCTGTTGCAAAACCTAAAGTTGATACAAAACCTGTGACTACAAAAGTGGAAACACCTGTAGTTGAGGAAGATGATACATTAGCATACTTTGAAAAACTAGCTGAGTAATCTATGGAGTGCCCCTTTCTATAGGGGCACTTTTTCTTGTATAATTCTATACAATCCTTATAAATACATACATGGCAAGAAGTAAATATATCCAAAGTGTCTTAAAGGCAGCAGGTGGTAGACCCAAATCAACACAATGGTTTCGTGAAAAAATCAAAGAATTTGGAACACCAAAGTCTGCTGATTTAATTCGTGATGGTAAAAGAACATCAACACCTACCTTTGGTCTACTAAATATGTTTATATATGACCCTAAACTAAAAGATAAATTACCATACTATGATACATTTCCTTTAGTATTACCTATTGAAAAATATAGTAATGGATTCTTAGGAATTAATATGCATTATCTATCTATGCCTATAAGAATTAGACTATTAGATAGATTGGTGGATTATAGTAATAATGATAAGTTTGATAGTTCTACAGAATTAAGAGTAGATTATAGTCGATTAAAAAAGATAGACTTAATTAAACCTTGTTTAAAAAGATATTTAGCAAGTAATGTTAAGACAGAATTTAGAAAAGTAGAGGCAGATGAATTTATGATTGCAACACTATTACCTGTACAAAGATTTAAGAAACAGTCTGATAGTCATGTATTTGCAAAATCAAGAGGAATGATATAATGGCAGTAGGAAGTTTTATAGAGGCAGCTGCTTCATCAGTTTTAAATGAATTATTGTCATCATTTCATGATGATAATGGAATGGCATTGCCGTCACGATATGAGGCAATATTTTTACCACCATCGGGTACATTAGGAACAGGTGGCCCTGGTGCGTCACAAAACTTATTTTCACAAGTATTGTTTGGTGACATAGGTAATCAAGAAAAAAAAGAAGTTGGATATCAATGTCGTGATATATCATTCCCAGGTAGAAATCTAACAACAACAGATGATACAAATTTATATGGGCCTACTAGACAAATCGTAGATGGTTTTAGTTATGGAGATATTAATGCTTCTTTTTATTGTCACAATGACATGAGAGAAAAAACATTTTTTGAAAATTGGCAGAAACTTGCATTTAATCATCAAACATTTGCAGTAAATTATTATGATGATTATGTGGGTACTATACAAATATATCAGTTAGACCAAAAAAACAATAGAAGATATGGTGCTGAATTAGTAGAGTGTTTTCCAAAAGTTATTGGTGAACAAAAACTAAGTGGTGATAAGGCTTCAGGTGTACAAACAGTAGATATAACATTTAGTTTTAGATATTGGAAAAATTTAACAGCTGAAGGTCAATTACCAAAACCTTTATTAGACAGATTGCAAGGAGTGCTTGCAAATCAAGTAGAAAGAACTTTATTAAATGGAATACCAAAAGTATTAAGAAGATTATAATAGGAGTGAAAAATTATGGCTTTACCAAAACTTGAAACGAAAACTTATACCTTAACCTTACCATCAACAGGCGAAGAAATTAAGTATAGACCTTTCCTAGTGAAAGAACAAAAAACATTGATGATGGCACAAGAATCAAAAGATAGTGATGAGGTTGTGGATGCAATGAGCCAACTTATCAAAGATTGTACTTTTGATAAAGTAGACCCAAAAACATGTCCACTATTTGATGCAGAATATATCTTTTTAAAACTAAGAGGAAAATCTGTAGGTGATAAAGTAACTGTAATGATAACTTGCCCAGATGATAAAAAAACTCAAAGAGAAATAGAGATTGATATATCAGAGGTAGAGGTTAATATGACAGATGACCATACAAGAGATATACAAGTAACAGATAATGTAAAATTGGTTTTAGATTATCCATTGTTAAATGATACAAAAGCATTTATAGCTAAAAAAGATGATAGCGTAATTTTTGATGCATTAGAATCATGTGTTAAAGAAGTACACTTTGGTGAAACTGTATATCAAAAAGTAGATATGTCTAAGAAAGACTTAACTGAATTTATTGATTCATTAGATACTGAACAATTTAGTAAGATACTAAAATTTTTTGAAAGTATGCCTAAATTAAGACATGTAATAGAAGTAACAAATCCTAAAACAAAAGTAACAAGTGAAGTTTTGTTGGAGGG